TGCAAACTCACCAGGAAAGAAATTTGTTTTCTCTGTTGATATAAGCGCAGGTATAAAGGGCGATTTTACGGTTGTTAATATATTCAAGGTTACCCCATTACCAAAAAAAGTTATAGAATCAATCGTAGAATTTGAGGATGAATCAGACTTCTTTGGTCTTGTGCAGGTTGGAGTTTTTAGAGATAATGAAATAAAGCTTGAAGGGCTAGTTAAGTTATTAAGAGGGCTAATAAAAGTGGTTAGCGTTGATAGAGTTAAGTTAGCTATTGAGATGAACTTCAAGGGAGAATTGCTTTACGAAAAACTAATGACTGATGATGATTATTACGATGAGATGTTCTTATTTACCAAGCATTCCGAATCGGCAAGGATTTTAAAGCCTGGTATTAAATACAATGAAAAGAACAAGATGAAATACTGTGAATTGCTCAGAAGCCTAATAAGAGAAGGAAAAATCTTAGTAAATGATAAAAAATGGACAATCCCCGAACTGTTTACATTCGGTCTTAATAACAGGGGAACATATTCTAGTCAGACAGGTCATGATGACGTAGCTATGACCCTGGTTAATCTACCAGGTCTTTTTGATGGCTATGATTTCAACCAAATGGTTGGTGATGTGTTTGATGAACTTGATAATGAATATAAACAATTAATAATAGCAAAACTTGAAGCTGTGATACCGACAGAAAATGATGAATACGAATACGGAAATAGGGGTCCTTCCACTAAAGATGGAAGAAGCTATGGCGATTTCAATAAATTGCTTTAAACTTGCGATGGATCTGATATTCTGCTTTTTATTTCGATATATAGTAAAGAAGCAAAAAATATCTTAAAAAATAATGGCAAATAAGGTTAAAATAGACTATTCCCAGTTTAAAGCCTCAGGAGTTTATACTCTTGAATTTGACGCGTCACAAAGCGTCATTCTAACATCTCAAACGATTAGATTGGTTGTGGGTTTCTCAAACAAAGGACCTTTCAATACCCCTGTATACATTCCAGATCCTACTACTATGATTTCTGTGTTTGGAGACATTGATAGATCTTTAGAAAATAAAGGATCTTTCTTCCATAGATCTATACTAACTTGTTTAAATACAGGTCCTGTATTTGGATTAAATCTATTGAAGTTGAACGATGATACCGATACTGGAAATGCAGACGAGGTTACATACAGAGCATATTCTCTTGATACTGAGCAATATAATGGGGTAGTAACTTCTGAGTTATACTCATCTTACTATAATAAAGAAAGATTTTGGTATGCAGATACAAAATATTTCTTAGCAACTCTAAGTACACCTGATACAGGGAAGCTATTTGCTTTAACCAACTTGGGCAAAACACCAATTAGTATAATAACTAGAAAATCTACAGACTCTTCTAAACCTTTAAAGGGATATGATATCTTTGCATTAGATTGGTATGGAGCTAATAACGTTCCTACTTTCATGCACCCTTATGATTATATCTCTGATTATTTCATTGATGTGATAGCAGTATCTGGAGATTGGACTAACTATGCAGCTTTATCTTTAGATCCTAAATGGTCTCAGTATTTCACAAATAATGGATTTATAAAAAGCCAAATTGATTCGTTCCTTAACCAACAGGATGTTAATATTGTTACATCTGTAACAGGATGTATAATCCCTGATTTCGTGGATCTTAACGGGATTAATCAATACATACAAACATTAGTAAATTCTGACTCACCAGCAACAGGTTTATTCTGTGCTATCGATGAACAAGCATTCGATAACATTTGTTCCAATCCATATCAGATAGATTTAGTTGGTAATCACCTTATTGATGAATTATCAGGAAATAGAGATTTAGCTAATCCCGCAATTAACTTCTTAAGTTACGATCAGGCATTAGTTGCTGATTACCTTTACACTCAAAACGTAATAGGAGTTACTGGAGCTACTGGATTTGTTGGTCCTACTGGAGCTACTGGATACACATCAGGTATGAACACAGGTACTTTATTTACCATAAATGCAGGTACAACAGCAGGTATTGCTTATCAAGCTTTTGCAGCTTATGATCCTAATGCTTTTGATGGAGGATTACATTACCTACAAACTTTAGGAACAACTGGAGCTACTGGATATTTAAGCGGTGCTACTGAAAAAAATGAACTAAAAACTTTCCTAACCGTTAACTCTTCAGATGATCAAAAATACATAATTGGTATAGTTGCAGGTATATCGGGTGCAACTGGAGGATTAATCAACCAATTCTCTTTACATGATTTGGTTAAACTTAAAGTTACTGGAACTAAAGATGTTAGCGGAGAACTTAGAATATTCTTCTCGCATCCTTTAGATACTGCTTTCTATAGATCTCAAGGTATAACAGTATCTCCTGTTTATGAGTTAACTTCTTATAACACTGGAGCTTCCGGAAGCAATAAGCCTTTCTACAATAGTGCTTATCAATTCGGTAACTCTGACTACTTAGATAGAGTTGCTAATGTGCCTACTCCTAATGGTGTAACTGGACCTAATGCTGCTAATGGGACATCAACTGTTCTTCAAGCTTATAACGCATCGCTTTTATTCCAGAATGTTAAATATTCTGAACTTGCAGATGGTGACATAGTTTGGTTAAACTCTGCGGGAAGTTCTGTAAATTATCTCACTTTTGAAAACACAATAGATAGAGACCAGTTTAATTATGTTAATACAAGATCACATACAAACGTTTCTCTAGCTGCTAACACTATAAATGATATAGCTTTTTTCGGAGGCGGCGGTTCTCCGGTAACTTACGCAAGTGATAATATAGGTTCTCCTGTAGCTTCTCAGAAATTCGATATAATTTCTCAAGAGGGATCAATTAATGAATTCGTAGACTGTACTAGGATCGATACAACATCATTCTACGTAACAGAAGACTCTAGCGGAAACGTACCTTTTTCAGTTGGAGATTTGGCAGTATGTACTGACCTTGACATCTGTGTACCTACAACAGGTAATCAACAAAGCAGATTAGCTAAGATCACTACAGTTGCTTCGACAACCAGCTCTGGTACTTATAGAGTAGTATGTGCTAGACCAGTCCTTTATTATTCAGGAAACGGTAATACGTCTAGAGTACAGAAATTTCAATCCATATCTCAATTTACAAGATCTTTTGATTTTACTTATCTTTCCGGATTTGTAATGAAAGAATCACACAGACCTAATGGTAGTGATGCTAGAATTTCTGAAATACTTGATGTTATGTATGACACAAATATCGCTAAGACATTAGCTTCTAAGGACGTTATATCATTCAGATATGTAGTAGATACATTCTCTGGCCAAATCTTACCTAACTCTAAATACCAGTTAAGTAGATTAGCAATGATTAGACAACAATCTCTTGCTCTTATTAATGCGCCTTCTATGGAACAGTTCCAGAAGAGTACAGACCCTAGATTTACCAACGCACCTACAGCTCCTAATCCTTATCCAAGTTTAAATACTGCTTACATAGCTGATGGAGCTAACCTATCATTAAATCCTTCTTATACTTTTAGCTTACCTAGTGAAGCAGAAGGATCTAAATTTGCTGCATTCTACGCTCCTTATATCACTATCAGAGAATCTAATAGAAATATAAACGTACCACCAGCTGCTATGGTATCTAATAACTTCGTTAGAAAATTTGCTACCGGTGAACCTTATGCAATTATTGCAGGTCAAAAAAGAGGTATTCTAAGCGGAGGCGGTAATATCGTAGGAGTTGAATATGACTTTACTGATGAGGACAGGGGAAATCTCGAACCATTCGGTATCAACCCTATTATCAAGAGAAGAGGAATAGGTGTGGTTATCTTCGGTAATCAAACTGCTTATCAACAAGTTAACTCTGCGTTCAACTTAGTTCACGTAAGGGATCTTTTAATAAGTATTGAAACTGACGTTCAGTCAATTCTTTCTAACTACTTATTTGATTTCAATGACGATTCAATTAGACTTGAAATTAAAACATTAGTTGATAACTACCTAGATGGCGTTAGAGCAGGCGGAGGAATCTACAACTACCAAACTGTTATGGATGCTTCTAATAACACCCCAGCAATCATTGATATGAATATGGGAATCATAGACGTTATCATCGAACCTGCTAGAGGTATACAGAAATTCATAAATAGGATTACTGTTACAAGAACAGGAGGTATAGCAGCTGGAGGATTTATCCAATTCGTATAATGAGAATTGGAGCCTTTTGGGCAACTAAGATAAATATAAACTGAATATGGCCGGACTATCACATTATCAAAATTCATTATCAGCAATAAACAAATACGAACCTGTTTATTTAAACCAGTTTGAGGTTACAGTTATACCTCCTTCTGCTGTAGCTGGTGGGGAAATACTTCTTCAACACGTGTCAAATATTGGCGGGCTTACTTTAGATAAAAACCCAGGTTTAGTTACTCAGAAATATAAGTTTTCTAAAAGAAACTACGCTGGAGCTAAGCCTGATAATACTTATATGGATTTAAGTTTAAGTTTCTCTGTCAACTTAAATGATTCTAATTCTATGTATGTTTTTAAAACACTAAGACAGTGGAGTGATTTGATTTATAATCCATTAACTGGAGCAATGGGTCTTAAGAATGACTACACAGGTACTATCGTAGTTTCAATTTTTAATAAACAAGGGGATGTTTTCAGAAGAATAACATGTAGAGACTGTTATCCTACTAAGGCAATAAATGAAATGAATCTTAATTACACATCGACTGATATATTTAAAGTTGATGATATGACTTGGGCTGTTGATTACTGGGAGGATTTATTCTTATAAAAAAAACACAAAAAATAAATGGCAGGTTTACCACATTTTACAAACTCCAAAGCTGCAATAAACAACTACGAACCTGTTTATCTTAACCAATTTGAGGTTTTGATTACACCTCCTTCGGGAATAGTAGATGCTACCACGACTTTTAAAGGAGAAACAATTTTAGCTCAACAGGTTAAGTCTATAAGCGGTTTGGCTGTAGATATTCTAGCAAACGGTAACGTTGAACAAACTTATAAATTTGCTCAAAGAAGATATGCTTCAGGCGAGCCTACGACCAGTGATATGACATTAAGCATGGAATTTGAAGTCAACTTAAATGACGTAAATTCAATGAGTGTTTATAAGATACTTAGACAATGGAGTGATTTAATATACAATCCACTAACAGGTGCAATGGGTATTAAGAGCGACTATGTTGGTTCTATGGTTATTTCCATCTTTAATAAAAGGGGAGACGTTTTCAGAAGAATTAGAATACCTTCTTGCTTTATTAGTACTGCTATTAACGATATGCAGTTAGATTACGAAAATCCAGCTATCTACACTATATCTACATCATGGATATGTGATTACTGGGAAGATCTATTTATTTAAAATTAAATACGGAAGGAGACAAATTAAATTGTCTCCTTTTTTGTTTTTTGTTATATAATAAGAAAAAAGAATTAAATAATGGATAACAACATTTCACCGGAAGAAATACTTAGAAGAAAAGAAATTGCTGGGGGTATAGAATACGATGATCCTAAACCTGTCGCAGAAACCAATGTGGTTTCTCAAGTACAAGAACTATCACCTAGGGCAGAACAAATTCAACAACCTGTTCAGCAATCTATACCTAACCCAGTTCAGCCAAAAATTAATCAGATGCAAGATGAGCAATCGGTATCCTCTTTAGGTAGAGCACAAAGCGTAAATAAACCTATATCATTAGAGATGGGTTGGAAAAATATACCGGTTGAGATATTACCCTCTGGTGGCAAATATTATCCGGAAGGAACCAAAATAGCAATCAGAGCTGCTGAGGTTAG